CCTGAAAATGCTCCTGTAATTACTCCGATTAACGGAAATGGTTCAGATGATTACTATATCGCAATTAACGATATGGTAAAAGAAAAAATATTAACAGCACACAGAATTACCTCACCAGAGATTTTTGGTATTATGACTCCAGGTAAACTTGGAGGAAAAGACGAGGTAACAGATGCATACCTATTATTTATCAATACAGTTGTTCGTCCTTACCAACAAACCCTATTAGCTGAAGTAGAAAACTTCTTACACCTTATGTACCCAACAGCAGGTGAATTTTCAGTAGGTGTTCAACAGTTAAGATTGTTTAATGACGGAGAAACTGAAGTAGATGTTGTAACATCAGTAGAATCAGAAGCAGGTGAAGATAAAGTATTGGAAGCTGAAATTGAAGCAACTGACAGACAAGTAGAAAACGACGAACTAGGAATATTATGACAACAACACTAATTATATCAGAAGAAAAGTTACGTGAATTTACAGACATAAACGATAACTTAGATTCTAAGTTGTTGATGAATGCTGTTCGCGAAGCACAAGACATTTACTTACAACGTCTTACCGGTACATCCTTATATGAGTATATACTTGCACAAATTGATGCAAATACTTTAAGCGGTAATTACAAAACTTTGGTTGATGATTTTATTCAACCTTACCTTATTTATGCTTCTTATTGGGAATCCTTAGATGCAATTTACACTCGCCCACGCAACAATGGTTTATTACAGCCAACAGGGGGTGAAAATAGTGAAAAAGCAGACGGTACTTGGTACAACCGCAAACGCCAAATGGTAGAAAATAAATTAGAATACTACGGTGAGCGTTTGACTAACTATTTGATTCAAAATGAATCACAGTTTCCACAATTGAATGATAACGGACCTTTCTGGAAGCAATATCCAGATTATACAACAGGTTACAATAAATCACCAATTGTCTTTAATCGTAGAACAAGAGCTTATCACGCAGGTGGAGCACAAGCTGCAGGATTAAGAATGGCTGACTCACGTTATCCATTTATGCCTTACGGTAGCGACATTTTTTATCCAGGACCTAGACCTTGCTAATTTAAAATAATATGGGAATTAATTTAACAGGACAAACAATTGCAAGTACCTACCAAAATTTGGTACTTATTTCTGGTAGCGTATTAAGCAACGGTACTGGTTCAGACATTACATCTTTAACTATTACAGCATCAAATGCTACATCAGCATCTAGTGCTATATCTGCTTCTCATGCTTTAAACGCAGATGCTTCATTAACTGCAGTTTCTGCTTCGCATGCTTTAGTTGCTGATAGTGCTTTAGTAGCTACTTCATCTTCTTATGCTTTATCAGCATCACATGCAGAAAATGCAGATACTGCTACTTCAGCTTCTTACGCCCTTTCTTCATCACATGCTGAAAATTCAGATACTGCTACAAGTGCCTCACACGCATTAAATGCTGATAATGCTATAAGTGCTTCTTTTGCTATAAATGCTGGTAGTGCACTTACTGCTACTTCGTCATCACATGCTTTAAATGCTGATGCTTCTATTTCAGCATCACACGCTTTAGTTGCTGATTTTGCTTTAAATGCCTCTACTGGTAGTGCTTTAATTACCGCGTCTATAAGCAATGCTACTACCACATTCACCAAGGGTGATGGTAGCACGTTTAATCTCACTGTTAATAACGTAGTAAACGCGAATTCTGCAAGCGTAGCAGTATCTGCCTCACAGGCAACAAATGCTAATACAGCTACTTCTGCTTCATATGCTCAAACAGCTTCATTTGCTTTAAATGTAACCCCAATTAATACAGGTAGTTTTGTAACTACAGGTAGTGCTACGGGTAATGTTTTAACATTCACTAAAGCAGATGCTTCTACATTCGCACTAACAGTTGATACTGGTTCAGCTGGTATAGCATTCCCCTATACAGGTTCAGCTCAAATTACAGGTAGTTTAGCTGTAACTGGTTCAATAGAGATATTAGGTACTCCAGCACTACACTACAGATTAATTGCTAAAAATGGTATACTTGCTTCTGAAGGAGGTAGTGTTGCTAATAATTCTGTTAATGCTGGAGATGGTTCAGTTATAGGAGGTCAAGGTAACATAATTGGAGCTAATGCCCAACGTGGTGCTATTTTAGGAGGTAATTTAAACCAAATAACTGGAGGAAACGATAGTGCTATCGTTGGGGGTCGCAATACTATTACTTTAGGTGATGTAAATACAATTTTTGGTGGATTTGGAAATACTTTAAACGTAGGATATTCTTCACTATTAGGATGTTTTGATATTAATACTACAAGTGTAGGTGCAGGAACACAAGGTATAATTTTAGTAGGTGCTAAAGGAGGATATAGATTTAGTCCTAGTTTAATTTCTAAACCTGTAATTGTATTTGGTGGTTGGAATAACTCAGGTTCGGCAGATGGAGATGGTAATACTCAAATAGGTGGTGTAAACAACCATATTACTGGAAGTATTACAGGTTCTTCAATGATTGGAGGTCAACTTAACGTAGTAAGCCATAATAGATCAGTAGTTATTGGTGGTACAGGTATCACCACAAGTGCCAACGATACAGTTTACGTACCTAATTTTGTAGCTTCAGGATCTGTAAGCGCTAGCTTCTTTAGTGGTGATGGTAGTGGTTTAACTAACTTACCTGCTGGTAATACAGGATCTCTTATGGTTACAGGTTCTGTAGCAGGTAACGTATTAACATTTACTAAAGGTAATGGTTCAACATTTAACCTAACTGTTGATACTGGTTCAGCTGGTGCAACCCCAAGTTTACAAGACGTAACTACAGTAGGTGCTTCAACTACAAATGATATTACTATCAATAATGATTCAGCTGCTACTACATTAATTGTAACTAGCGATGGAGGAAACTCATACAATTCTACTTTAAGATTAGGTGGTGGTGCTGCTGGTGGAGGTAATGGTTTTTATGTTGAAATGCTTCCTGGCGATGTAGCAAGTTTACGTAGTGATGGTGGAATTATAAGTGTAGGTACTAATAGTGAAATAACTGGTTCATTAACAGTAACTGGTGGTATTACAGGTAATTTAACTGGTACTGCTTCATTTGCAACATCTGCTTCCTATGCTTTAACTGCTACGTCAGCAAGCACTGCTACGTCAGCATCCTATGTAAATCTTGTAGCAGGTACAAATATTACAATTAATCGAGTAGGTACTGCATTTGAAATCTCATCATCTGGAGGTGGTGGTTCAACTCCAAGTTTACAAGATGTAATTAATGTTGGTTCTACAACCTCAGCTAGTTTCTCAGCTGTAGAAGGTGCTAATATTATGGTTCACAATGAAGCTGGTAACGCTGATTTGATTGTAACAAGTGATGGTTCAAACACTTACAGCTCTACTATAAGATTAGGTGGTGGTTCAGGTGGTGGAGGTAATGGCTTCTACTTAGAAATGCTTCCAGGTGACATTGCTAACTTACGTAGTGATGGAGGAATAATAACACTTAACAGCAATACTGAAGTAACAGGTTCATTAGGTGTATCATCAAATGCTGTATTTAATAGTTCAGTAAGAGGTAATGTAGGTGATTTATCAATAACAAGCAATACAGCTTCACTTGATTGCTCTACAGGTAATTTCTTTACTCTAACATTAGTAAGTGGAAGTACTACTCATGTTGATCCAACTAATATTTTACCAGGTCAAACTATTAACCTAAGAGTAAAACAATCTAGTGTTGCTTCAGGTTCAATTTCATTCTCTTCTGAGATTAAACAAGTATCAGGAAGTGCTTATGTACCTACTTCAACTGCAAATGCTGAAGATATTATAACATTTATTTCGTTTGATGCTACAAATCTATACTTAAGTAATATTAAGAATTTCGTATAATGTTTACACCATTTGCCTTTATACAAGAACCACTAGGTCCTACTTATTCCCTTGAATATTTTATTATAGCCGGAGGTGGTAGTGGAGGTTATCTTTATGGCGGTGGAGGAGGCGGTGGTGGAGTACTATCTGGTTCTTTTACAGTTACTGAGGGTAGATCTTATTCTGTAATAGTTGGTTCAGGTGGTGCACGAGCCGTTAACTCAGGAAGTAATGGTAATAATTCATCAGTATTCTCTATTGTAGCTAACGGTGGTGGATTCGGTGGTTCAGGAAATGGTGCTTTTAGAAGTGGTAGTGTTGGTGGTTCTGGAGGTGGTGGTGCCTATACTAGTTCTGGAGTTTTACAATCTGGTTCTGAGGGAATTACAGGACAAGGTTTTAATGGAGGAGCAGGTATATTAGAACAAGGTTCACATGCTTCTGCTGGTGGTGGAGGTGCCTTTAACAATGTTGGAGGTAATAACTTAGGAGCTACTAAAGCAGGCTACGGTGGATCAGGTTCTATTAATGTATTTGGAATAGACTTTCCTACTTATCCTGGTATTAACTTTGGTGGTGGAGGTGGCGGTGGTTACTCTGGTCAAGGTGATATTTCATATAGAGGTATTGGCGGTAAAGCTGGTGGTAATGGTGCCGTTGACGGTCTTATTACTGCAACTAATGGAGGTGCTAACGAAGGTGGTGGCGGTGGAGGTGGAGCAGGTAGTTCTACCTATAACTCAGGAAATGGTGGCTCAGGTAGAGTTTTCATTCGCTATGTCTCAGGATCTGCTAATGCTACTGGAGGAGTAGTAACTACTACAGGAGGATACACTTATCACGAATATACAGCTTCAGCTAATTTTATCGCATAATGGCAAACTTCGCACATATAAACGAAAATAATATAGTAATTGATGTTATCGTAATTCCTAACGAATACGAGACTGAAGGACAAAATTACATTAATAATGTTTTAGGTTTACCAGGTACTTGGTTACAAACCTCTTATAATAATAATATAAGGTATAATTTTGCAGGTCTAGGTTTTAGTTATGATCCTGTAAATGATGCATTTATTTCCCCCAAACCTTATAATTCATGGGTATTAAATGAAAATTTTAATTGGGAATCTCCTGTACCATACCCAGGCACACCTGGTGATTTGACATTTTATTGTTGGGATGAATCTATTGTTAACTGGGTTGTTTGTCCATAATATTTATTAGTGTTCCTTTTTATTAACCAGGGATTATCTAATTGATTGTGTGGGGTTGGCGAAATTCGCCAACCTCTCTTTTTTTAAACTTGCGATTTTGAATTTTCTGCGGTATATTTATACGTGTCGTATAACAATAAATAATGTCACTATGAAAAAGAAATACCCCCAAATTAAACATCTTTACACTCAAAATAGAAATGCTTATCAACGTGAGTGGCGCAAACTAAATCCTAAATACAATCAAGTAAAGGATGAATGGCGTAAATTAGATTCTCAAATATTTGATGGATTACCAGATGATGCAGTTGCAATTCTAGATTTTCCAACGTATTACGCACGACCAAATGGTGAAATATGGCGTGATACGAGACAATTAGAATCTGCTATTAAATGCGGTAAAGCACGCGTTTTAAAACTAAAACAAACATATAATAAGTACAATGGCTATCTTACAGTTCAACCTTATATTGGGCTTAAAAAAACAGCAGTACAAGCTCACCGTTTAATTTTAACAGCATTTAATGGTCCAGCACCTGAAGAGGGAATGGAATGCCACCACATTAATGAAGATCGTACAGATAATCGTATTGAAAATTTAATGTGGGTTACTCGATTAGAGAATATTAGATTTGTCCCGTTTGAGAAAATGTCCAGACCTAAAAAGAAACTTAATGAGGGTAGAAAACGCCATTCATTTAAATGGGGTGCTCATTATGCTCAAATTAGAGATTTTAAACAGTTAGGTCTTAAAAATACTCAAATTGCTGAATTGTTAAATATTCCTAAGAATTTAATTCATTCTCTTATAAAAACAGTACTTAAACTTGATTCTTTAGGACGACTTTAATACATTCGCACCATAGGTATAACCATACCAAATGTCACGGCTCACCGGAGTAACACTTCTATGGAGACATAGTTGGATCAGGTAAACACAATTCTAGATTACGCCTCAGTTTTGTATAAAGATTTGTTTCCTGAGGATATGGGGGTGGGGGTGAAAATAAATACTTTGATTAAATGAGTAAAAAAGAATTAGATAGAGGGATAGAAGAATGGTTTAGGAAAAATTATCTACACCTAAGAAGAGAAATTAGTAATAATATTGCTAAGGATGGGATGAATCAGTACGTTGATGATCTCCTACAATACATGGTTATGTACTTCCTAGAACGTCCAGACGAACAAAAGGAACAAATGTTAAAAGATAACATGATTGAGAATTATATCCTTAGAGGAGCCTCAATCCAACTAAAATCATCTACCTCTCCCTTCTATTCTAAAATCAGAAAATTTAAAATGAGTGTTAGAGAAGGTGATGGATTACCTGATAGTCCAGATCAAAATGATTCATACGAGAATGATGTTTTATATCAGTGTATGATGAGGGAATTAGATAATATGCACTTCTATTATCGCACCCTAATCCAGGATAAATGGTTTAATGGTTTAACCCTCCACCAAATGAAAGACAAATACGGGATTACACTCTCCAGTTTATCTAAGGATTTAAAGGTTGCGTATGCTGTAATTAGAGAAAAATGTAACTGCGAATTAGAATGATACACTTTTATTATATTATATTGCTTATTTTAACCGCGTTCACCACACTCCATTATTCTAAATGGGTAGCGCGTATAAAACAATATTATACCGAAAAAAAACATAAGCGTAACGATAAACTACGTGACATGATTAGAGAAGAAATAAAAAATATACTAATAGAACTTAAAAACGATTAAAATGGGACTTGTATTTAAAACCGAGAATGAAAGAAATCCAATAAACCAAACACCAGCTGTACAAGTAGATCCGTGTGCTGAATTAAAAGCAGAATTTGATCTAATGAATCAATTTCTAGAGGATAATGGTTACGCACACTTGTTTGATCACTACAAATACATTCTAGCAAACCCAGAACAAGCAACGGGTGCACAAGTGATGGATGATGAAGTAGATTTTGAAGAAATTAACTAATGGAAATTCTAGGATACTCAGCGATAGCACTACTTACAGCCAAATATTTTGGACCACTAGATGAATTTAGGAACTGGTTAACAGGTAAGTTAGTTAATTTAATGGTCACTAAAAATTGGGATTGGCTATATCATTTTATAGTGTTTGTAACGTGCCCAGTATGTCAAAGTTTTTGGTTAACTTTGGTTTTAACGCATTCACTACCAACAGCCGCCATAACGTCCATCTTAACAAAAATAATTGATTTAACAATAGAAAAACTAGATGAGTAATATAGATAATTTATCAATAAGAGATATAAAATGGTTATTAAATGAGTATAACCGAATCCGCAATTACGGGCAAGTAAACAAATACATTGACATGCACGTACAAAGTATGGAAATGTTAAAAGGTAGTGCTCAAAAACCAGATTGTAGTTGTGCATACGCCGCGACCGCTAGAATTGCAAGCAGTATATATGAACAACACGAACCAGCACTTAAAGAAAGATTAGTTGTATTAGAAACCCCAGTTGTAGATGAATTACAAGAAGTTAAGAGAAGAGGCAGAAAGAGAAGCAAGGAAAATACTGGGGAAGAATAAGCGATTAGGTAAACGTGATTTACAGGCAGGACATAATAGTAAAAAACCATTCCAGCGTTCTAAACACGTAATACTTAAACAAAGTAAAATAGATTATTGCGTAAACAATGGTTTAGATGTAATGTATTTATATGATGAACTACAC